TATAGGATGATAAATGCCATACGGAACCACAAGTCAATTTTTTCAGAACTACAATAAATCCGAACAAAAACTTTTAGAAGACCTAATTGTTGAGTCGATAAAAATTTATGGTATAAACTGTTATTACATTTCTCGAACTTTTAATAATTTTAATCAGCTTTATGGTAGTGACGATCAAAGTTCCTATACAAAAGCTTGGATGATTGCTGTTTATCTGAAGAACGTTCTTGGTTTTACCGGGGACCGAGAATTTATGTCAAAATTTGCTGGTCTGGAAATTCGTGATCAGTTGGTGTTTTCTATTCCGATGCGAACCTTCGACGGTCGTATTGCTTCTGATGCAGACTTTCCTTCTTTGCCTCCAAATATGAACGGACCAGCCAACCGTCCAAGAGAAGGCGATCTAATCTGGTTTCCATTTAATAAAAAAGTTTTCAAGATCATGTATGTCAACCTGACTGATATGTTCTGGCAGTTAGGTAAGCTTTATACATGGGAGGTTACCTGTGAACTGTTTGAATATTCCGGTGAAGTCTTCAATACTGGTATCGCTGATATTGATCGTATCCAGAAAGAAGGCGATCTGAATATTCTTAGTTATACAATTAAAGATACCGATGGTGTTCCTCTCCAGACCGTTGATGAAGACTACTGGGTTGTTGATGTATATGAAAAGAAATTTCCACCACAAGATAACGTCATCATCAGCAACGAAGCCAACACTTATATCAATTGGGACGATCTAAACACCGATCCATTTGCCCAAGGTAACAACGCAATAGGACCAAGTGTATGATTTGGGATATTGGAGCATTTAGAGAAAAGTCATTATTTCATGCTGGCAGAAAAGCAAACTGGAACTGTCCTTTTTGTAAACGTAATTGTAACGAAGAAAACTTTATGGACACCCATAGTTATGTTGAAAACTGGAAAGTTGGAGACACACATTCTCCAATAATTTGTAGGGAAGCAAGGAGAAGCAACCGTGATTTGGGATAGTCAAAGTCAAAGCGGAACCTCTGAATACTTTTTCCACGACCTTATTCGTAAGTATGTCGTTGTCTTTGGTCGTACTTTTTCTGACATCATTGTACAAAGAACCAATGCTAACAATATAACGGCTGATATTAAGGTTCCTCTCGAATATATTCCAAAGGAAAAGGCTGTTGCTCGTTTGGTGTCTGATCCTAATCTTGATCGTCCTTTTTCGGTCTTGCTTCCAATCATGACTTTCGAAATAGTTCCACCGGGTATGGTCTATGATTCCGAACGCAAGATAGGCACCTTGACTAAGAAGACTATTCGTAACCCAACTGACAAGAACCATCTTCAGATAATGTATTCTCCAGTTCCTTATAACATTTACTTTGATCTTCATGTTTATGTGAAAGACCCCATCGATGGTTGTAAGATACTCGAACAAATTCTTCCGATCTTTCAACCAGACTGGACACCACAAATTCAGTTAATCCCTGAAATGAACACCGTTTACAATGTTGCCATCGAAAAGCTTCCAAATCTGGAGTATCAAGACCTTTATGATGATAAACTTCAGACACGGCGCTTGATATTGTACACTCTTCATTTCCGTGTTCGAGCATGGTTCTTTGGGCCAGAAAGAAACAAGCCAATCATCAAATTTACTACATTGAACATACGGGCTGGATCGTTTACCAACAATGCTGTGACGATCTATTATTCAGGAGCAAACGGGAACATTCCTATTGGTTCTAATGTTTATTCTTGGGCAAATGCAGCTATACATGGAGCCGGAACAGTCAATAAATCATCATATCAGAAAGCAAACACCGGAATGTTGCAAGTAAATGTTGTTTCGGGCAGTTTTACCAACGACATTTTCACCTATGGAAACACTGTTACCGCTCATGTTTCACGAATTGTCAATGGTATATATGATGATAAAGGTAATGTGTTAGACACTCCAGGCATTGCTGAAGTAGTTTACTCTCAGCCAGGACTTACTTCGGCTGGACTACCAACAACAAGTGTTCCAAGTAGCGTGAACTGGACCTTGGTTGATATTGATGATGACTACGGTTTTGCGTCACAAGTTCAAGGTGGAGAGATACCATGACCGATAACCTTCCAGTAGTAACACACAATGAACTAGTAAATACTCAGGTACAGGATGACTTGATTGATGCTCGAAACAACATCCGTGAAGTAATTGAACAAACAAAGGATGCTGTAGTAAAGGTTGCTGATTATGCTGATACTTCACAAGCTGCAAGATACTACGAAGTCTTAGCTGCCTTGTTGAAGACATCTTTGGAAGCAAACCGTGATTTGGTGGACATACATCGCAAGAAAAAAGACCTTGTGACGAGTTCAGGACCACCAACAAAAACTGTAAATAATCTAATTATGACTAGTTCTGATATGTTAAAGTTAATTAGAGGAGAAGAAAAGAATGATTGAACGTAAATGGGGTTGGCGAAACTCTACACCCGATCACAGAGATACGTTATATAAGTTTGTTCCTACTTTTGTGCCTGAACAGCTTCCTCCTAGTTATGATACTTCTTCTATAATTGACTGGATGTACGATCAAGGAAGTGAAGGCTCTTGTACTGCTCAGTCTTCTATTTCTTGTACCCGTTACGAAAGAAAGCTAGGAAAGCTTCCTGAAATTATTGGTTCTCGCAACTTTCAGTACTGGAACACAAGAAAGATGGAAGGTGACACAAGCCAAGACAACGGTGCTCAGATCAGAGATGCCATGAAGGTTCTGAACCAGACTGGTATCTGTCATGAATCTCTTTGGGATTACATGCCTTCAACACTTTTTGCGACACCTCCAAAAGCAGCTTACATCGATGCTGCGAAGAACGTTGTTTCGGTTTATCAGTCAGTTGATCAAAATAATGTAGCCATGAGGTCTTGCTTGGCGTCAGGACATCCTTTTGTGTTTGGTTTTGCTGTTTATGAATCTTTTATGAGTGAAGGTGTTGCTCATACTGGAGTTGCTTCAATGCCGGATACTAATGAAAAACAACTCGGTGGACATGCAGTCATGGCTGTTGGTTACGATGATGCTACTCGACGTTATAAGATCATGAACTCATGGGGAGCCGGTTGGGGAGACAAAGGATACTTCTATTTGCCTTATGCTTATGTTGAAGACCCAAATCTTGCCGATGACTTCTGGACAATTAGAGGCTTTAAGGAAATTGTACCAGCAGTTCCTCCTAAGCCACACCCAAAACCTGTTCCAAGAAGACCATGGTGGTGGATATGGTAATAGGCTATCGACAGTTTATCAACGAAGACTATCAAAAAACAGTAACTGCTTATAAACTGTTTCGTACCAGTAAAAAACATCCTGGTAAACTGTTTCCGTTGTTTATCGGCAAAAATAAGCCGGTCGAACAGAATAAGTGGGTTGATGCCGAAAACCAACCAACTAAAGGATTTGCTTCTCGTCCTGGTTGGCACGCCGGTTCCGAACCAAATGCTCCACATCTTCGAAACAAACAGAACCGTATAGCTGCTGATCGAGTATGGGCAAAGGTAAGTATGCCTGCTGATAAGGACTACAACCCCGAAGCTAAAGCAAGCAAGACCCGTGATATTCGTGGTCATGTTCCAACAGGTGGACACTATACCTTTAATACCAGCAAGAAACAAGGGAAGAAGTGGTTGATTGGTGGTTCTTTGAAAGTTGATAAAGTTATGAGTGATAGAGATGTATTTCGGCATCATATGAAGTCCGGTGACAAGGAAGCTGCTCGTTCCGAAGTTAACTGGAAAAACTGGAGAAGAACTTAATTTGGCAACACTTGAAACAGCACTTGGCACTGTTGAGCTATCTGAACAAGACAGACAAGCTTTAGGTAGAAATGCCAGTTTTATCAATTATCGAGGATATCGTGGAGACGCTCTTTTAAAAAGGGCAGGAGTTGCCATTGAGTGGAGCCATGAACTTTTTGAAGAATATAGAAAGTGTGCCAACGATCCAGTTTATTTTATGGAAAATTATATCAAAGTCATTCACGTTGATCGTGGTCTAGTTCCTTTTGTACTTCGACCTTATCAAAAACAACTGGTCAAGAACGTTCACGAAAACAGACATGCTATTACGATGATGGCACGACAAAGTGGTAAGTCGGCTACAGTTACTGCTTATTTGCTTTGGTATATCCTGTTTAATGAATATAAAACTGTTCTTCTGCTTGCTAACAAAGCCGACACTGCTCGTGAAATTCTTGGTAAAGCTCAGATTGCTTATATGCACCTTCCAAAGTTTCTTCAGCAAGGTATTGTTGAAGGTGGATGGAACAAAGGATCGATGTCTTTTGAAAATGGTTCAAGAGCAATTGCACTGGCAACAGGTGATGCAGCCGCTCGTGGTTATACCGCCAACATGCTTATTTTAGATGAGGCAGCACACATTGAACATTGGGAAGCCTTTGCATCTTCAACATTGCCGATTATTTCTTCGGGAACAACAACAAAGATTATTATGATTTCGACGCCTTATGGCTTGAACCACTTCTATTCATATTGGAACCGAGCCGAACTTCATAATGTACCTAAAGAAAAATGGCCAGGAAACTTAAAATGGAACGGATATGTCCCTCTAAAAGTATCTTGGAAAGAAGTGCCGGATCGTGATGCTCGCTGGTATGAAGAAACTATGCAGGAACTTAACTGGGATCAACAAAAGTTTGACCAGGAATATAACTGTGAATTTATGGGTTCTTCAGGAACTCTTATTGCTGGTTGGAAATTAAAAGAACTAGCTGCTAAAATTCCAATTTATGAAAAAGATGGTCTTTCGAAGTATGTCGATCCTGTTCCGGGTCACATTTACGTGATGACATGTGACGTGTCCGAAGGAAAAGGTTTGGACTACTCAACGTTCCAAATTATTGATGTAACTAGTATGCCGTTTAATCAGGTGGCTACTTTTAGATCAAACATCATAACACCCGGTGACTATGCTGAAATAGTTTATCGAACAGCAACTGCTTATAATGAAGCTGCTATCCTCATTGAACATGCCAGCCTTGGACCAATGATTGCTCAAGACATTTTTGATCTTGATTATGATAATATGTTGTTTACCAAGAGCCAAGGACGTTTAGGTAAGCAAATAACCTTTAGAAGCGAACCGACTGTCGATCTTGGAATAAAAATGACGAAAACCACTAAAACACAAGGTTGTTCTCTTTTAAAGCTACTAATCGAACAAAATCAATTTATTATCAATGATCACTACACCATCGAAGAACTTTCACGTTTTGTCAGGAAGCTTGATACTTACAAAGCCGAAGAAGGAACTCACGATGACTTGGTTATGCCCTTGGTATGCTTTGGTTGGTTAACCCATCAAGACTATTTCAAGGACTTAACAGACAACAACCCTATTCAGAAATTAAGAGACAAGAAGTCCGAAGACATTGAGGCGACCATGCTTCAGTTTGGTCTAATAAGGTTCTCTGAAGAAGCTCGTTATGTCCCATCAACAGCCGACTTACACAAAGACTTGTGGTCACCTATTAAGAACAATCTTAATCCTCAGTTTAATCCTTATAAACACAATGATGAACCAGTTGAGGATGACTATACTAACCTAGGTCTTCCTCCTGGGTACCTTCCTAATTTTTAACGGGAGAAGCCAAAATCGTGAGGTTGAGGTCGAAGTATTTTATTAAAACGATTTTTTAGTTTGCCGTATCTGATTTTCATACTATGAAGCTCTCGAAACTCAGGAATTTTATGTTTTTCTAAAAATCGATCTTTAGCACGAACGGAACTTTCATGATGTTGTTCTTTTGACCATGCATGTATTCCAGTCTTATTACGAACAGCTATCTGACCAGAAGTTAACCCTCCTTTTGATCTTTGTTCAAAACTTAGGTTATTATATTTTCTTCCTTTATTCCAAGCAACTTGTAACCCTGTTTTACCTTTATTCCAAGGTTCAGAACCTTTATTTTTAGATTGTCGAGCGCCTCGTAAAATAGATTCCATATCTGGACACTTACCATCGCTTTTATTCAACCATCTTTCGCTCTTAATAACTTTCATTCTCCGAAGAACCTTATGTTCCCATATTCTACAAAATTCCTCATTGTTAAATATTTTCCTAATTTGAATAATATCAGGCTCACCGTTTTCTTCTCGAAATTTTTTGACGTGTTTAGAGGAAGTAAAATAAGTTTTCCATAGAAGTTTAGGATTAGCTTTTCCATTCCATTGACAACCATAATACCAACGATCAAGTTTTGACCAACCAATTAAATAACAATAAGCAATCATAAAAATACTCCAGGTGTGTAATATTTAGCGGGAGTATCAATTTTTTTCTGAAATACTCAGTTTTATAAATAAACTTGAATTGGAAAAAATGTTTATAACAACAATCTTGTAGGTTGTATTAAAAAGGAGTTACTACTTTGACGTTTGCAGTTTCCCCAGGTGTCTCGTTTTCTGAATTTGACCTAACTTTAACCGCTCCAGCCGTTGCGGCAACTCCTGCATGTCATGCTGGTATTTTCCGTTGGGGTCCATTTAATCTAAGAACACTTCTTGGAAGCAAGGATGATCTTTTAAAGAGATTTTATCAGCCTTCCAATTTGAACGGTGAAACTTGGTTTACTGCTTACTCCTACCTTTCTTATGGTGGTCAGCTTTGGGAAGTTCGTACTGGTGACGTTCATGGTAATGCTATAACTCAATCTCATGCATGTACTTCTACTCAATCATTCGAAGTTGGAAACACTTCAATAGCTTTGGATAATACCGCAGAAATTGAAGTTGGAATGAAACTTTTTTATTCCAGCAATGCCGCTCTTTCCCCAAACATGGCAAACGGGGTTTATGTCACTGCTGTTAACTCAACGGCTGTTACTTTGACTTCTTCTCCAACAGCCAACGCAAATGCTGTTTCCTTAACTTTCCGTTCAAATATTTTCTATACTGCCGTCGCTCAAGAAAACCAAGACTTGTCTTTGGAATGGGCAGACAACAATGTTCTGAACGCCAATGATTATTACAACAACCATGATGGTGAGTTTGATCCTTCAGTTCTTTATGTTGCAAAGTATCCGGGACAGGTTGGTAACACCTTAAGAGTTGCAGTTTGTGATACCGCTGCACAGTATAAGTCAAATACAAATCTACAACCAAATGCTCAAATCAACGCAACAGCTACATTTATTACTGCAAACGTTGGAGCAAACACACTTTCTGTTGTTGTAACTCCTGCCGACACAACCAACACCGATAACGTAACTGCTGCAAACGTTGTCGCTGGTGCTGCAAAAGCTGCCTTGACTGTTGGTGATCAGATTCAGATGGGAAATACTTCTGTCGGTTTCCAGATCATGAAGGTTTCAAATGTCGGTGCAGTTGGTATGACAGGAAACGTATTCAGTTTCACCATTAATACCAAGAATGACTATGTTCTGATTGCCAACTCTCAGTCAAACACAATTGCAAGATATTGGGAGTTTTATCACCTTGTTGGAGTAGCTCCAGGACAATCACAGTTTGTTTATAATAACGGTAATACTTCAGCAAACGATCAGCTACACGTCGTTGTTGTTGACCAAGATGGAATGTTCTCGGGTAACCCTGGACAGGTTCTTGAAGTCTATAAGAATGTTTCTCGTGCCCGTGATGCTCAAAACATTAACGGAACAACCAACTACTATGCAAACGTTATCAATCAACAGTCAGCATATATCTGGTGGGCAAATGATCGTCTAACCGCCCTTTCTGGAAATGCCGTATCTGTTGCTTCTTCAACCGCAACCGCTCCACTTAACATGGACCTAAAGTTTGGTGATGACGGACTTGGTGAAAGCAACTGTTCAATTGGTACAATCGCTGCTGGATTTAACTTCTTCACAAACCCTGAAGACGTTGACGTTGGCTTGATTGTTACTGGAAAGAACCTTGGAACACCAATCGATGCAAACACCCAGTTGTCAACTTACTTGCTGAATAACATCGCAACAGTTCGTAGGGATTGTGTGGTCTTTTTCTCTCCTGATTATAACTCTGTTGTTAATAATCCAAATGGAGAAGCTGACGCAATTATTGCCGCAAGAGACACAATGCCATTGACTTCTTATGGTTTCATGGATTCTGGTTACAAGTACATGTATGACCAGTTCAATAATGTTGATCGTTGGGTACCTCTTAACGGAGACTGTGCGGGTCTAGCATCTTTGACCGATCACAACTATGCTCCATGGTGGGCGTTCTCTGGCTT